GTGATGCTCCGGAGCGGCGGCCGGCGCGGCCGGCGGCTCGGGCTCGCGCGGCAGGAAGTAACGCGAGCCATTGGCACGGCCATCACGCGAGAGCGGAGCGACCATGCGCGGGCCGTTTGACGGCGGCTCGGGCGGCGGCGTGCCGGCAAAGCGCGCATCGAAGCAATCGTGGCCGTCGAATTTGTACTTCAGCAGTTCGATCACGTCGCCGGCGGTTGGGTGAAGCTTCTGCACGGTGTCGTGGCCCTGCCGGGTGAGGTAGAGGAAACACGAGCGGCCTTCGTTCGTGACGTTGTAGCGGTACTCCGTGCCGTTGTACTGAGAGCGGCACTCCGCAGGGCTGAGGGTTTCGAACGTGACGACAAAGGGCGTGTCGAAAGAGGGTTTGAACTTGATTCGGTTGATAGGCATTGTGTGTGGGTGTGCGGCCTCTCGCCGCTGGTAGGAGTTGGTTATTCGCTCGCCTCGCGTCCCTTGAAGTGCGCGCGGAAGTGTTTGCCTTTCGACTCGGCATCGAGGAACGCTTGATGTTCGTCGGCTGTGACCGGCGAGAACTGATACGGCTTCTCGCGCGAGTGAAACTGCACGTGCAGCGTTTGCGTGGCGGGATCGTAGCCGGCGCCGCGGATGGCTTCCGAGCCGTGAATGGGTGCGATTTTCATTAGGCGGCCTCGCGCTCTCTGCGGTGCTCGGCGCACGGCTGGCATAGGTAGATCGAATAGCGAGCCGCGCCGTCCGCGCTCAGGTCGAGGATGTGGTGTTCGCAGAAGTCATCCTCGCAATCGGCGCATTGAAAAACGCAACCGACGCAGAGATGATTCTGGGTGCAGGCCTTCGCCTGGCACTCGAAGCTTTTTTCGTCCCGGCTGATCGTGCAGCCTTGCGCCGAGCAGTGATCGTGCTCGGGTTCGCGCGGCCCGGATAGCAATGTTCCTTCCATGAAAACAACGGCCCTCCACTTCACAGCATACGTAGCTGCTTCGTATTTGTCAATGCGTAGCCGCTTCGTATGGTAGCTTGGGCATACGTGCCAGCTTCGCATTAGAATAGTATTCATGGCTGGTACGAAGGAACCGGTTCTCGTCGATGTGGCTGAGATCGGGCGACAGGGCGGAAAGGCGCGAGCGAGAAATATGACAAAAGCCGAGCGCAGTGAGAGCGCGCGCAACGCCGTGAACGCAAGGTGGGCCAAGGCGAAGAGAACAAAGAAACCGAAGAAAGGCACCTGAACCTTTGACCAACATCCAGCTCTATTTCGCAATCGGTCTTCCGTGCTTCACAATTCTCGCTTCGCTCGTGATCAGCCTGGTGGGGCTGTTCGCCATTCGTGGCGACATTTCGGAAATCCGCCAGGATTTGAAGCACATAGTGGCGGCGCTGAACGACCTCGACAAGCGCGTGACCCTGCTCGAAGAGCGCACTCGCTAAAGCAAGTCGACAAAATCGCGCTCAGGCCTGCCGGCAGAACGCCGATGAGTAAAGCGTGCAAAGTCGCGATGCAGTCCCAACCCCGGCCGGATGGCGGAAGCCGGGGCACTGGCGAATCGTCCTCGGCCCGCTGCTTATGTTTTGGGCGCTGAGCGCGCTGCTGACTCCCCTCCCGCCCAGCACAAGCCCACTTGAGCGGACAGGTCAGCTCGTCACCCATTACGCGGTCTCTCTTCTTTTGCTTTTTGGAGGAGCCCGGCTGATCTATTCGTATCGCAAGCACCGCAAACGAACGCCCGAAATTTCAAATTGAGCCCACGACCTGAAAAACGCGCTACACTCGGCGCGAAGGGAGATATCAGTTTGGCGACTACGAAAACCAAAACGGGCGGCGGCAAAACGCCGGCCGCGAAGACTGGCAAGGGTTCCGCGATGGGACTCAACAACAAAAGCAAGAAGCCCGCGAAGCGCGGCTGACCGGCTTTTCCTAAGCGGCTTGGCGCAGCTCCCGCAGCACGGTAGACGGGTGCCAGGCCGCGCCGGTTGGCGTTTTCATTCCCACCGCATTTAATCTCTCGACAATCGCTCGAATTGTCAGCCCCTCCGCTCGATACCCCACAATCACCGCGCGCACCGCTTCCGGCGCCGGCTTGCGCCGATGGACAGCCCACGCTTTCACCAGCGCGGCTTGCCACTGCGGATTACCCAACGCGGTAAATCGCCGTCCTGTCCGGCTGATGCGAAATCCCTTCTCGGCCAGCTCGCGCTTGACGACGGCGAGACCGGCCTTGGTGCGCTCGGAGATCGCACGCGCCTCATACTCGGCCATCGCCGCCATAATGTGAACGGTGAGCGGGTTCGCCGATGGCAGATCGGCCGCGATGAACGGAACACCGCCCTCCATCAATCCCGAGATGAAATGCACGTTACGCGCCAGGCGGTCGAGTTTTGCAATCATCAGCGTTCCGTGCCGGCGCTTCGCCTCCGCGATCGCGGCGCGGAGCTGCGGACGGTTCTCGTCTCGCTTGCCGCTCTCGGCCTCGGTGTACTCAGCCAATATCGGCGTCTGTTTGGCGAGTCGCGCCACCGCTTCGCGCTGTGCTTCGAGACCCAACCCGCTCACTTCCTGACGAACGGTTGAGACCCGGTAATAAGCAACAATGCCCGTCGATTCGACGGCTTTCTTCTTTGTTCTCGGCACGCCGAATTGTCAATCGATCGCTTGATCTGAGAACAGTCCTACAGGTACCTAAACCGTTGCTTCTTCAAGGCCCAAGAAAAAGGGCTCCCGGTGTGACCTCTTGGCCGTCGCGCACCCCATGCGCGCGTGCGAGAATTTTGGCGAGGCGGAATGGATCTTAGGGAAGCCATCGACGCGCTGGCGGCGGCGGCCGCGGAGCTGAACAGCGATACGACGACGCTCGCGTTCGGCGACGACGCGGCGGCGCCGGCGCATCTGTTGCTCTACGTCCGCGACGACGCGGAAAAAGTGCGCCTCATTCTAGAGCTGCTGCGGTCCTGGGATAGATAGCCCATGAGCGAAGATTTGAAACCCCTCGCGCCGGCCTTGACCGAGCTAACAGTCCCCGAACTTGCCTTCCTCGGCCGAGTCAACCTGGACGAAGCGCGCGACCGCATGCGCGAGTTGCATGCGTCCGAAGGGTCGCTCGTGATCGGCGCGCTCGACGAACACGCGGTCGGCGACCTGCTGCCGGCGTCAGGCTTCGGCTTGTGGATGAGTGAGAATGCGTGGCACGTGCTCGGCGTCGGGACCTCGGCCGAGTATCACGCGCAGACACTTCACTGCTGCGGGCTCGACTACGAGACGGCAAACGATTGGCCGTACTTCTATCGCTGCCGCGCGGCCGACTGAGCGGCTTGGGATTAATTGCCCCAGAGCCCTGTTCATCGGCCTTACACTGAAGCCATGCGAATCTCTGACGGACGCAAGCGCGCGATTTACGAATCGTGCTTTTCGCCCGACCGCGTTTACACCATCGAGGAAGCGTACGCATTCATCGAAGAGAACGCGCCCGACTTGCGCGATGACCGTGAGGAACCCCTCAGCGCGGCCGAGGTGGAGACGCAAGTTAGAGCGGTCAAAGAGTTTCTGCGCAAGCTCGACGCACGCTTTCCGCGCGTGTCGCTGCGCGAGGCGGCCGGTCTGGATTGATTCTGCTATTTAGCTTCGTCTGCCCGAACGGCCATCGGGTCGGCGGCGAACCGCACGATTACCCCGGCACGGAGTACCCGCCGGATGCGTGGATGAGCAACGTTAGCACTGAGTTCCTTCGGCGCATCCGCCGCAACATCAAAGAGTGGCCCGAGTGTCCGGAGTGCCACACCTCGACGCGCGCTCGCGGGTGGGGCGTCATCGTCGATGAGATGAAGGCCGAGACGATGGAGCAGGCGCATGCCGCGCTCGCGGTGGTCTCCGTGCCCGAGCTCCAGCGCTAGAATTTCCGCAGAGTGCAGAAAATTCCCACACTGTTTCAACGTAACTACGATTCCGACTACTTAGTCCGCGACGAGTTAGTCGCGGGCTGCGAATGGGTGATCGCTGGCGAAGGCGTGGCCACCCGCAAATATGACGGCGCGTGCTGTCAGGTGCGCTTCGGAATATTCTGGAAGCGCTTCGAGCTGAAGCGCGGCAAGCCGATCCCCGAAGGCTTCATCACGGCAGAGGACCCCGACCCGAAGACCGGCAACCAGCCGGGCTGGTTGCCCGTTTCGGACGGTCCCGAGGATGGCTGGTTTCGTGCGGCCTATGCCAACGTGCTCGCGGCGTACCCGCATCTTCACGCGCTTCCGGAAGGGACCTACGAAGCCATCGGGCCGCACTTCCAGGGCAACCCCGAACGCCTCGACATCGACCTGCTCGAACGGCACGGCGATTTCGTCTACGTCGAGAACGGCGCACCGCCGCGCGACTTCGCCGGCCTGCGCGCCTGGCTCGAAGCTATGCCCGCGATCGAGGGCATCGTGTGGCACCACCCGGACGGCCGCATGTGCAAAATCAAGCGCCGCGATTTCGGGTTCATCCACGGCAGCGTCAAGCGACGTGCGCGTTAAGCCGGCAAGAGGCTAGCCGATTTGCGTTAAGCGGCGAGGCGTCAGAAACTCCGCGAGCTGCGCGGCAGCGGCTTCATCGTTAGAGCGATAGATGCGCGGCGCCACATAATTCAAAGCGAGCGGCGACCACTGAGCCCCGAGGTCGATGCTCCAGGAGTCGCCGTGCCCGAGTTCGACGACGGCCGAATCGACGCCCTGCGGCAGCGGCAGCGGCCCAGCGGGCGACGCATACCAGGCCTCGAAGGTCGTTATAAACAGATCGTGCACCGGACTGTAGGCGCGCACCATGCGTAAGCCGATCTTCTGGTCATGCGCGGCGCAAACGTGCGAGTGAGGCGCGCAGAAATTCACGCACGGGCCACGTGCGGAAACGACCGAGCAGCGCCGCGGGACGTGGAGCGGCGGCGGCGGCAGTATGAGGGCTTTCGCATCGGCGGCGGCGGTGAGTGCGAGCGGCGCGGCGGCGGCGATCGGCACGAAGTAGCGCAGGAACGAGCGACGGTTGCTATCCATCACTCGCCATTTTACGAGCGGCCTGCTTCTCGTTCTTCTCGTGCAGGCGGCGAAGCTGGCGCTGCATGCTGCGCGCGGCGCGGCGGTCGAGCCGAGCCTGAATCGCGGGATAGCTCCACTGGCCAAACCATGAGCCGAGGAACGCGCCGATGAACGAGCCGACGAGAAACGACGAATCCACGTTCAGTACTTCCCGTGATGTGTGATGGCCGAATTGCAGTCCATCCGCGCTTCCCTCAATTTGCGAATCGCCGTCGAGCGGTCGGCGGATGGCGGCACTTGCAGGACGATGACGCCGATGGCCGTCTTGAGCGCGTTGCGCACTTCGACGCCGGCGGCGGTCTGCTCGGGCGCCCACGGATGGTACTCGAACATGTCTTCGATCAGCTTTTCGACTTCGGGCGTCAGCGCGTTAGCACGGCTGAGGTCGATGCGCTGCAACGAGCGCGCGGCGGTCTCGTTCGTAGCGGCTTCGTTCCGGCCGACCTGGCCGGCGGCGGTCTGCGCGTCAGTCGCGGGGGCCGTTTGTTGGGACTTAGGGCTGTTCACCCTCTCACTATCACAGATATGTGACGTGTCTGGGGGGCGTCTCGGCGAGGAGCAACAGCCGCTCCCCTGCCGCTGTGAGCTGCTGGAGTCGCCAGCACTGCCGGCGGTTCCAGCCGTCCTCAATGGGACGCAGGGCGCGTGTGACGCCGAGAAATTTACGCCATAGGTCGGCATCCCGCACGTCCTCAAGCCGCACGGTGAGGTCTTCGAGCCCTTTCAGTACGCCGTCTACGTTCAATCCCTCAGTCTAGGGGTGGCATTTCACCAGCGGCGTTCGAGCGGCGGCAGCAACACGAACGGCGCGCGGTCTGCCGGCCACCACTCGACGACGCGAACGACCTCATCGTCCGGGTCGCCGGCATCGCCGTACGAAGCGAAGAATCTCCGCTGCGGCGAGTAGGTCCAGCCGGCCGGGCGGCCGGTGCGCGTGGCCAGCTCGGTTGAGCGCGCGTCGGCGGTAACGTTCGCGTTGATCGAAAACGGCGCTGGCGTGCGCGGGTTGAAGAGAAAGGGCGGCCGGTCTGTCAGCCAGCCACGCCGATACTGCTGATCGATCGCACAGAGCACGGCGTTCGCGTGCCGGCAGTCCGCGCTTCCGCAGCTCGGGCACGTTGCCACGACGGGCGGCGCCTGCGCTTTCGAAGTAAAGAGCGGCGCGACGGCCGCGGCGAGTAAGTTCGTGAAAAACGAACGGCGATTCATCAATTGAGGTATACCCGTTCGGCCGGTTCGCTCTCGTCCTCGGCGGGAGCGGTCACAAAGAACGGGTACGGAAAGCGTTCGAGCGATTCGGTCATGGCGCGAAAGCGTTCGTCGCGTTCGCGCCGGGCGCGGCGCAGCCGTTGGCGGCCTGGCCCGAGTTCGCGATTGCGCGCCGGCGTGGTCCAGATACTAAGCGGGGTGAACGGCGTGCGCATGCGCGGGCCAGCTCTCACCGGGCGGCGCGTGCGATTCGCGGACGCGATCGCTGTTGGCGCGTTTGAACTGGTCGAATAGCTCCAACCCATCGAAGCGCTCGGCTAAGTCTTCGAGCTTTTCGGTCCAGCCGGGCCGCGAAAGCGCCAGCTCGGCGAGTCCCAGGACGATCACCTGGCGCTCGCTCTCCTCTACTGCCACACTGCTCATGCTCTCCTTCTTGCCGTGGCGGGAGCAAAGCGCCTACCAAGGCCCACGCGCCCCACACAAATAAAACGCGCGAGCACCGCCTCGCCTCGCCCCGCTGCTGGCATTTCCACTCTAACCGCCTTGCTGCGATTTGTCAGCTACTTTGTCCGCCGCCTGGGCGCTCGGTCACAACTGGCAAAAAAATGACATCTCGCTTCGTTTGAGCGGGTTAGCGCCTGAGCTTCCAGCCGTGCCGGCGTTTTGCCGGTACACTTCTGCGCGTGATGACCTTTCCTTCCTCTCTCCGAAATGGGCGGAGCCTGTCTGCTTGATCTGGTGGCGCTCGTGGGCAGCTCGCACGTCGAGCCCCGCGAGTTCTTCCAGTGTGGGGAGCTACCACGCGCGGCTGCGAACCGGAGTTCATCCATCCTCCCTTGGTTTGCGCTGCGCGTGCGCTCACGTTCGGAATCGTCCGTCGCCGAAGCGCTCTGGCAGCGCGGCTTTGAAATTTTCTCGCCGGTGTGGTTTGACCGCCGCGTGGTCGCCATCGATACGCGCCGCGGGCTCGCGCGGCCGGCCTTTCCCGGTTATCTGTTCGCGCGCTTCGACGCGGCGAAAGACAAAAGCATGATCCTCTCGACTCCTGGCGTGGCGGCGATCCTCGCGACCGGCGGCGTGCTCACGCCTGTTCCGGATGCAGAAATTGAGGCGGTACGTTTGGCGCTTGCGGCGGGCGCGCAACCCGCGCCCGAGCCGCAGCCGGCATCCGAGCTACATCCCGGTCAGCGGGTGCGCGTCACGACGGGCGCGCTGAAAGGCGTCGAGGGCGAACTGGTCTCGGCCCATGGTTCCTATCTGCACGTCACGATCACGCTACTACAACGCGCCGTTGCGCTCCGGATCGCGCCGGAGGCGGTCGAGGCGTTATGAATCGCTTCCTGCACACCTTCGTCAATCAGGGCCTCGGTCTCATCCTCGGCCTGTACTTCGGCGCGCAGCAGCCGGCACCGCCGCCGCCGCTCCCTCCTCCCGTGTCCTTGCGCGGGCTGCCGATCCACGACTCACTGACCCTGCCGGCGATACCGTTCGATTTCTGCGGGACGGCCGCCGCCGCTCCCCCCGCCGGGCTGCCGGTGCGCGTCTACGTCGTCACGAACGCCAAACTATTCCCGAACCTTCCTTTGCCCGCGCGCGCGCTGATCTTCCACAATGGCCTCTTCGCCGCGGAGGGCGCGGACTACGACTCCGATGGCCCCTCCTTCAAATTCCGCCCGGGCCTGCTCGCCGATCAAGACACCGTAGCCGTGGTAACGCTCCCATGACCCATCCCAACCTTGCCCGAGAAACCGACAACGAAGCCGAGAAGCCGATCGTCCACGAACACGTCATTGTGCTGCGCTGCGGCGCGTGGTTTCGCCTCAAGAGCGATCTCAACGCGCTATCGCCCGATAATTCGCGCCTGATTTTCTGGCTCGAACGTCAGCCGGTCGCGATCTTCGCGCGTGCCGAGCTGGTCGCCGCCGCCATGGACCCGATTGACTTTCAGGCGCCGCCGCTCGAATTTCCGAACCTGGGGTCCACCGTCCAGTGAACTGGGTTAGCTGGCTCGGTCTCGGCATGGTGATTGCGTCCGGAGCCATCGGCGCGTTGAACGCCTGGCAGAACAAATGCATCGAACTGGCGATTGAGAAGCTGCGCTCTTCGCTCATCGAACGCATCGCGCTCGCCGAGGGGCAGCTCACGGCGCTCACCGCGCGCCAGAAGTGAAATGCCGGGCGACGGCGCCGATGTAGTCGCCAAAATCCAAGCGGGCGATTGGGAGCCAGCGTACCGGCTGCTCAAGGCGCGGGTGCGCTTTCCGTTCGCACTTGTGCGCGCGCAGGACCGCGAGGACCAGCTTCACGATTTGCTGCTCACCGTCGTCTCGGCCGTGCAGCGTGGCCAGCTCCGCGACCCGGCACGGCTGCTCGCGTTTGCCCGCGCGATCGCGCGCCGGCGGGTGGCCGATTACGTCGAGCACGCCGTGAAAGATCGCGAGCGGCGCGTCAGTGAACAGGAGCAGGAATGGTGGGACATCGTAGATTTCAGACACAACCCGGAGCAAGTGCTCTTGCGCCGCGAACGCCGGCGCCTGATGCGGGCGGCCCTGGCCGCGCTCTCGCGGTCGGATGTCGAACTGCTGACGCGGTTCTATCTACAGGAGCAATCGAAGGAGCAGATTTGTTCGGACCTGACGTGTACGGAGACGCAGTTTGCGAACCGCAAATCGCGCGCCGCGGCGAAGCTCGAAAAGCTGGTTCACTTACAGCTCAAGCGGGGCGCTTACTCGCGCCTCCAGTCGGCCGCCCGCGCCGCCTGACATTCAGCCCGCGCGAGAGCGAGATCGCGCTGCTGTTTCTCGCCGGCCACGCGCAGAAAGAGATTGCCGCGCGCCTGGGCGTGTCGATTAAAACGGTCCACAGCCACATCGCCGCGCTCAAGCGCAAGACCGGCTCGTCAAGCACCGTCGCGCTGGTCCTGTATTTCGTGCATCATCCCCCGCCCGCCTGGATCGCAAAATGGCCCACAACGCCCACACCGACGATTACTTACTGAAACGCCTGCGCGAACTCGACCGGCTCATGCTGGCCGATGACAAAGAACGCGCGCATCGCATCGCGCTCGAGATCGAGAAAACGCTGGCCCGCCGGGCAGCGGCGCAGGAAGCCTGGCGGCTACGCCGCGGCTGCCGGCGCGGCATCGTGCGCCGGGTGGCCACCGCGCAGGCCGGCTTATGAAAATGGAAAAGATCCACGGCTCTTCAGCCATTGCGGGCGTGGGCTACGATCCCGCCACGCAGACGCTGCACGTGCAGTTTCACTCGCGCGAGAAGCCGTACCAGTTCGCGCCGGTCTCGCCGGAAGAGCACGAAGCGTTCCTCGCTTCCGAATCGAAAGGCGTGCACTTTCACGCGCATCTCAAGGGACGCGCGGCAACACGATGAATCGACCGATCCAGCTTCCGCTCGCGCGTCCCTATGTGTTCTACTTCTGGGGCTATTGGCACGTCGCGTTTGAACTGGACGGGCGCATTAAGATCTGGGCAACCGTGAAGTGGGCGCAGGCGATTCAGTTCGCGTTGCGGCTGGCCCGCTGGCGCGGCGAATTACTCGCCTAAAAAGAAAACCGCCGGTTACACACCTTCCCGTGTGTCGCCGGCGGCCTTCCCTGCTCAGGAGAGAATCTTCGGCTCTCCCTAACTCGTTCGTACGGTTGGTCAGCTCTCAGCATGACACAGTTCCTCGCCTGTTCGGCGCACTCGAAACGCACCGGAAAACGATGCAAGCAACCCGCGATTCCCGGTGGCACGGTGTGCCGCTATCACGGCGGCCGGGCGCCGCAGGTGCAGCGCAAAGCACAGGAACGGCTCGATGCGAACGAAGCGCGGGTACGCGAGGAGTTCTGCCGGCTGGCGTTTGCCGACATCCGCAATGCGTTCGATGCGCGCGGGAACTTCCTCAAGCTGCACAAGCTCGATGAGGACCTGGCGCGCGCCATCGCCTCGATTGAGTTTGGACCGAAGGGACGCATCGACAAAATCCGCTTCGTCGATAAGAAAGGCGCGCTCGATTCGCTCGCGCGTACGCTCGGCATGTTCAAAGCGGAAGCCGTGGAACTGAAAACGCCGGATGGCGGGCTCGCCGTGCGCGTTACGTTCGTCGAGTCGCCGAAGCCGGCGGCCGAAGAGTCTTAGAGAGATGTCAATGAAAAAGTGGGGCGAGCGTCCGGCTCTGCGCTATCAGCCGGAGTCGCAGCTCCCCTGGTCGATGTCAACCAGCGCGCTGCTAATCTTAGCCGCCCTGTTGCTGATTCTGGGCGCTGCCATCGGCCGGTAAAGCGCCCTGATTCTTATGTGACGGCCCTGTGATCGAAGCACACACCGAAGTAAGTTCGCGTAACTGCCGCGCGAGTGCTTCCGTTTCGGCCTTCACATAGGCCAGGTCGCGGTAGGTGTCCTCGCGCATTGTGAGCTTCGCGAATTTGCGCAGCTCGGGCATTTCCAGTTCGAGCGCCAGCATGCGCGGCGAGAGGTCGCCCGCGTGGCCGCAATCGAAGCCGAGCCACCAGACGTCCTCCGGCATCCCTGCCTCGGGCACGTGGCAAATGGAACCGTCGCACTTACTCGCGTAGGTGAGGCCGCCGTGCACGTCCACATCGCACTCGTCGTACGGCTTCCCGTAGAACGGGTGAGCGGCATCGACGCCGACGTAACCGCACCAGACACCAGGAGGCCCACGATGCACGAGGCAGGCATAGCCCGCGTGCTGCCACTGCTCGCGGTCGGGTTCTTCCATCCAGGGGCCAGCCGGCCAGGTGGATTTGTCGATGGTTTCCGTTAACGCCGGTTCGCTCATACTGTGATCGAAGCACAAACCGAATTTCCGAGCAAGCTCCGTTTTCTCTTCGAGCCGCACCCCTACAAGATCATTTACGGCGGGCGCGGCGGCATCAAGAGCTGGAGCGTGGCGCAAGCGCTCCTAATTCAGAGCGCGAGTAACCCGCTGCGCAACCTGTGCACGCGCGAGCTGCAAAAGTCCATCAAAGAATCCGTGCATGAGCTGCTAGAGCAGCAAATCTCGCGGCTCGGCATGCAGGACTTCTACCGCATCGAGAAAGCGGCGATCTACGGCGCCAACGGTTCGGAGTTTGTCTTCTCCGGCCTGCGCGACGCTCACAACCTGAAATCGTATGAGGGCTTCGATCGCTGGTGGGTCGAGGAAGCCGTCAACGTCTCGAAGCGCTCGTGGGATCTGGTCGAGCCGACCATTCGTAAGAAGGGCGCCGAACTCTGGATCACGTACAATCCGGAACTCGACACCGACGAAACGCACGTACGCTTCGTTTTGAATCCGCCGCCGGGCGCGGTCGTCGTCAAAACGTCGTACCTCGATAACCCGTGGCTGACGGACGAGCTGAAAGCCAAGATCGCGCACAAAAAACTGGTCGATCCGGACGGCTTTCAGAACATCTATGAGGGCCACTGTAAAGCGACGCTTGACGGCGCGATTTACGCCGAAGAGCTGCGCACGCTGCGGCGCGACGGACACATTACGCGCGTGCCGTACGATCCTTCGAAGCCGGTCGAGACCTGGTGGGACTTGGGGATCGCCGACCAGACGAGTATCTGGTTTACGCAGTCCATCGCCTTCGAGCACCGCTTCATCGACTTCTACCAGCACCGCAACAAAGCGCTCAACCACTACCTGACGGAACTGCAAAAGCGGGGCTACGTGTACCGCAAGCATCACCTGCCGCATGACGGCCGGCGGCGCGATCTCGGCACCGGGAAATCGATTGAAGCGCAAATGATCGAAGCCGGCTTTCCGGTCGAAATCGTGCCGAATATCGGGCTGCAGAACGGTCTTGACTCGTCGCGCAATTTGTTCGCGAAAGCGTGGTTCGACGAAGAGAAAACGCGCGAAGGTCTGAACCGGCTGCGGCGCTACTGCTGGCAAGTGGATCCGATCACCAATCGCTATTCGGCGACGCCGTTGCACGACGACAACTCGAACGCGGCGGATGCGTACCGCATGGCGGCGGTCGGACTGACCGAGCCCGTGCGCGAGCGCGAGAAGCAGCGCCGCGATACGCGCGCGCAGATTTCTCCGTGGAGCTAAGAAGGGAATTTTTTCAATGGCAAAACTAAACGCTGCCGCGCGTAAGCGGCTGCCGGCCTCGACGTTCGGCTTACCGGGCCAGCGCAAATATCCAATGCCCGACCGCAGTCACGCGGCGAACGCCGAAGCGCGCGCCACGCAGCAGGAAAACAAGGGGCGGCTCTCGCCGGCGGCGGCGGCACGCATTCGCGCGAAAGCGAAACGCCTCTTGGGCGAAGGGAAGTAGGGAAACCAAATGGCAGAGAAAAGCAAAAGCAAGAACGAACTCGAATCGATGACCATCACGCCGGCCAAGAACGGCGGCCACACCGTCCGGCACAGCTACAAAGCGCGTCCGACGATGCGCAAGGGGCACTTCGGCGGCGGCATGGGCATGGACTACCCGCAGGGCGAAGAGCACGTCTTCGGGCCGGGCGACGGCGCGAAGATGCTCGCACACGTGAAAGCGAACCTCGGCCTCCAGGCGAAGGGCGCATCGGGCGACGCGCTGCCGGGCGCAGAGCAGGAAGCCTACAACGCGGAAAGCGACGACTAATCGATGGGACGCTCGGACGGCGAAACGCGAGCCATCAACCGCGAGCTGGGCAACCACGGATTGGGCCAGCTCGGCGACGGCGGCCTGATGGCGCAGCTCGGCTTCCTGGTCGCCGACCACACGCACTTCCGCGCGCTGCTCAATAAGTGCGCGCCCGCGGAGCGCGTCGCGATGTATAACGCGCTGCGCCCTAACCTGCGCTTCGACGCGAAGCCGCTCGACGTGTACATTGCCGAACTCGGCGACATCGCCGAACGCAAGCAACTCCCGACCATCACGGCGGAAGGAACGTTTGCGCCGTTCCGGCCGGCGCCGGAAATTAAGACGGGCTTGCTCGCGGTCGCACAAAACGCCATCGCACACGCCGCCGCGCGTGTGTGGCTGGAGGTGGTGTGCGCACGCTGCACCCGCACGGAGCACTTTCCCGGCGTGACGGCGCGTGAAGCGGAAAGCGCCTGCCGCGCGGCCGGCTGGGTCTGGGATCGCGAACGCGATGAGGAGATTTGTCCCACATGCTCGGCCTAGAAAAGCTACCGCGCTACCGCTGCCACAAGGTGGTGCGCGCGGCGAAGATCGGCGAAATCGTGCGCGGTGAGCCGAACTGTTTCATTCTGCCGGCGGACCCACGGCTGAAAGCGATCATCGTTCCCATCGAGTTCGTCGAGAAGCACGCGCCGCAGCCGGGAGGCTACTTCGTGGTCTACGACGACGGCTATCAGTCGTTCTCGCCGAAGGAAGCCTTTGAAGCAGGTTACTCGGAGATCATCCAGTGAGCAGAATTTACGGCGACCTCGACGACGTAGCATCGAGCGCGCCCAAAGCCGATCAGCCGATCTTACAAGAACTGCGCGAGCGCCATCGCTACGCGCTCGACCGCTGGAAGGAAACCCAAGAGCAGCGCGCCATCGACATGCGCTACATCTCGGGCGACCCGTGGGATGCGAAAGACCGCAGGGCGCGCGAGGACGCCGGCCGCCCCTGCATCAACCACGATGAGCTGAACCAGTACATCAACCAGTCGGTCAACAACATCCGCCAGAACCCGCGCGGCGTGAAAGTCGAGCCCGGCGGCAACGGCGCATCGGACAAGTCGGCCGAGTTAGAGCAGATGCTCATGCGGCGCATCGAGTACCAGTCGCACGCCGTGCAGATCACCTCGACCGCCTTTCAAGACATGGTGGAAGGCTCCTACGGCTGGTGCCGCATCGGCCGCCGTTTCTTAAAGGGTTCCTTTAACCAGGAGATCGTCATCTCGCCGATTGCGAACCCGGACAGCGTGATCCCGGACCCGGACGTGAAAGAGCCGGACTGGAGCGATCAGCAGTATTGCTTCGTGCTCGACCCGATGTCGCGCAAAGAGTTCAAGCGCCGCTGGAAGAACGCGAAAATCACCGATTTCTCGCCCGAAATGATGCGCCAGGCGCCGGACTGGATTCAAGAGGAAAGCGTGCTGGTGTGCGAGTACTGGCGCGTCGAAACGCAACAGGTCAAGCTCTACCAGCTCGCAGACGGCTCGGCCGTCGAAGAACTGCCGGAGGGCGCGACGGCGCTCCAGACGCGCATGGAAGACCGCAAGAGCGTGGTCCAGTACTTGACGAACGGCATCGAGATTCTGGAGCGCATCAAGCAGCCCGGCGAACTGATTCCGATCATCCCGTTTATCGGCTTGCAGCGCTACATCGATTCCGGCTCGGGCGCGCGCCGCGTCATCTTTTCGGCCGTCCGTCTCGCGCGCGAACCGCAGATGTCGCTCGCCTATTTCTGCTCGCAGGAAGCGGAAGAAGCCGGCATGACGCCGAAGACGCCGTGGGTCGGCTACAAGGGCCAGTTCGAGAGCGATTGGGACCAATGGAAAACAGCGACGAAAGTTCCGCATGCGTTTCTACAAGCCGATCCGGTCGTCGATAAGCTCACCGGGCAAGTGCTGCCGCTGCCGCAGCGCCAGCAGTTCACGCCGAACTTCCAGCAGTTCGAAATCGCGAAGGACTCAGCGCGCCGCTCGATCCAGGCGGCCATGGGCATCTCGCCGCTGCCGACCGCCGCGCAGCGCAACAACGAAAAATCGGGCGTCGCGCTCGAACGCATTCAGGACTCGCAGGAAATCGGGAGTTTCCATTTCGTCGATTCCTACGACCGGGCGCTTGAATACATGGGGCGCGTCATCGACTCGTGGATCGGCGTCACCTACGACACTGAAGACCGCGAAGTGGCGCTACGCAAGCCCGACGACTCGAACAAGCTCGTGCGCTTGAACACGCCCGAGCCGTACCTCGATCCGGTAACGCAGCAACAGGAGCATCACGTAATCAATCCGGAAGCCGTGCATGACATCACGATCTCGACCACGCCGAGCGCACGCTCGCAGCGCGAGGCGTCGGAAACCTTCCTCGATCTGTTGATCCAGAATCTCCGGACTCTGCCCATTCCGCCGCCGCAGCAGTCCAAGCTGCTCGGCCTCGCGATCCGCATGAAGCAGCTCGGGCCGAAGGGCGACGAGATGGCCGATATCATTTCGCCTTCGACGCCGCAGGCGTTACCGCCGGCGGCCCAGGCGCAGCTCGACCAGGCGCACGGCATGATTCAGCAGCTCTCCCAAGCGCTCACGCAAGTTACCCAGAAGCTCGAAGCGAAGCTGCCGGAACTCGCCACGCGCGAACGCATCGCGCTCATCAACGCGAAGGCGGGCATCATCGAGGCGGCGATGCGGGCGAAGAGTGCCGAAGCGATCGCGAGTTTCCAAGCGGACATCGACCAAATCGACCGCATCCTGGCGCTCATGCCTGATCCGGGTGCTGAGACCGGCTCACCATCACCGTCAGGCTCAGGCGGCCCGTCACCCCAGGCTCCAGCGTCAGCGGGAAGCGCGACGCCTCCGGCCCAACCGCAACCGCTAGCGGCTTGAGGCGCGGATCGCGGGCGCAGCGCCGGCACGGCGTGCGGTACAAACCGGGCTCCATCACGAGCGGCAGCTCGCCCGATTCATGGCCGCCGAAGTACTGGCCGCAGTAGCGGCACACGATCCAGAAATAACCGAAGTGGTGGGCGTACCAGCGATGGAACCAGCGCGGGAGTCTCACTTCCCACAGTTTCGCAGTAACTCGCTCGCGTGAGCGCATCACGCAAACCCAAAAAACAACGGAGCTTTGATGCCTGACGAGAAACACCCCGCGGCGGAATCGTCTACCCCCGCACCCCTGAACGTACCGACATCACCGGAAGC